GGAAGGGCAGCGCGATCCAGGCGCTCGATCTCGGCGAGGATCAGGGCGCCGGCCCGCACGAGGTTGCTGCGGCTGTCCTTCGGCTTGAACCACTGCGATGACCAGCCAGTCCACTGCCACAGTTTTTCCATGCTGACAGTCTGAACTTCCAGCTCACGGCGGCGGGTGGTCAGCGCGTAGCAGGCGGCAGCTATAGCCATCGAGCCTGATGCGTGTTCGTCATCGTGATCTGGTGTCCAGCCCTCGACGCTGACTTGCCGCTCGCGCTCGGCCAGCACGCCGCGCGCCGCATCGCTCACCCCTTGTGAGGCTGGCTCTGGTGGTGCGGGGATGGCGGCGCGGTACAGGTCAAGCACATAGCGATGCTGTTTGAGCACGCCCCAGTGCTTTGTCTGCGCTTGCGCAATCCAGCCGCTCAACTGCTCGTCTGTCGGCTCTACTGCTTGTGCGGCGGCCCTCAGTGTCTTGTCGGTCATGTGTTCTCCTCGGATGCTGGGTCTGGCTGGGGTTGCAGGGGGTTAGGCAATGCATCGACAGAGGCAATGCGTCGTCCGATCCAAGCTGCGCAAGGCACCGCCCATGAGTTGCCTAGCGCCTTGTATCGAGGACCATCGGCCGCCCAGCGCACGCGGGTCTGGCGAGGCTTAAGCAGTAGCGGGACCAGCGTATAGTCATCGGAGAATCCCTGTAACCGCTCGCATTCACGCGGTGTGAGTCGGCGGACTCGCGTACCAGTCTGAATGCCCATGGTGTAGGCGTCAGTATCGAGCGGTCCGGTCTTCTCGCCGTACTGAATCACGTCGGACTGGCGCGCGTCGAAGGCTATGGCCGGAGCGTGCGCACCGCGCGCCAATGGGCGGCATGGATCACCAGGACCGGGCTGCGATCGATTCGTGGCGCTCGTGATCCGCGTCGTATCGAAAGGGATCGGTACTAGCATCTGGTCAAGTTGCGGTTGTCCGTGGTGCCGGTGGAGTGTGTTAGCAACATCGAAGTCGCCCCCGATGATAGGAATCAGCGTCTCCGATTCCGCATCCAGTCGCCCCGCCCCCCTTTTTGCATTTAGGCACATGCTGATGAGGTGGCTGTGCCCATGGTTGGCATCTTGCCCACTAGCTCCTTGGAGCCGGCCGAAGCTTGCATCGATGGTGGCAACGATGTGTCCGGCTCTGGGATGGTCAACGTCGCTACCGCCTTGAGTGCGTCGGAGAGTGCCAGCGGCAACGCCTTGCCGCGTTTCTCGGCTCGGCGCAGGATTCCACGACAGGCTCGAGCGCTCAAAAAGTACCGCAGCGGCACTGCGCCAGCCTCCAAGACATCCGACAACGAACACACGTTTGCGTCGCTGGGCCAGTCCGAAATACTGAGCGTCAAGAACTCGGTAGGCGAACCGATACCCGATGAAGCCCAGGAGCCCGAGGAAGGAACCAAAGTCCCGTCCTCCATTGCTTGACAGAACACCGGGGACGTTCTCCCAGACCAGCCAGCGGGGCCGATATCTTGCAGCAATGGCACCAAAGGTAAGCATGAGGTTGCCACGCGGGTCATCCAGTCCCTTTCGGAGTCCGGCGACGCTGAAGGACTGGCAGGGTGTTCCTCCGCAAAGAAGGTCAATTGCTCCATCTGGCCATTCCTTGAAATTGGTCATGTCGCCGAGGTTCGGCGTATCGGGGTAATGGTGCGCGAGCACCGCGCATGGGAATGGTTCGATCTCGGCCAAGGCCCATGCCTTCCAGCCGAGCGGATTCCAAGCCACCGAGGCGGCTTCGATTCCGGAGCAAACGCTTAGGAAGTTCACAGCTTCCCCGCTCCCGCTTCTTCAGACATTTCTGGCTCCAGTGGCGCGAGCGATTGCAGCGAGCGCTCTGCCCCACGAATCAGTGATGCGCCGGCATTCCTTGGAGCATGGGTCGACCCCTTGTTTGATGTCGGAAACCAATAGTTCGAGCGCCTCCAGCATGTCAGGCGCGGCGGCGATCAGCAGTGCATTTGCATGAGACTCGGATGATGCAGGCGCAGCCAGCCCATTGAAGTTCACAATGTTGCGTGTTGGCGCCGAGATGCCTAGGGCTCGCCCCGTCTGGTGGCCAATGTCGATCTTCCATGGTCCCCGCGTGTGCTCGGTCTTATCGCTCATCTTGTGCTCCCTGTGCAGCTTTCCGCGCAGCCCGTTCCTCACGCCGTTTCGCGTTCTCTGCCAACTCGGCGACGTACTTGCGCTCATCGAGCCACGACAGAACCTCGTCGCCGCCACTGAAGAACATCTTTGCCGCGATGGGCGCTTGAACGATCCCGGCCAGTTGCGTTTCCATGCCACGGACCTTCTCATCGGTCGAACATACTTGGAGCCAGCCAGCAAGACAGTGAGTCGTCCCGCATAGCACCTCTTCGGCGCATGACTTGTTCTTCCAGTCGCTTGCATCATCGTGCCAGTGGCCCATCTCCAGGCGACTCTTGTCATCGAGGATGATTTCGCGCACCTTGTCCAGGTTGTCAATCGCCTGCTCGTCGGTGACTCGTTCAACGCCGCTCAGGTCCGCGCCGCTCAGGTCCGCGCCGCGCAGGTCCGCGCCGCTCAGGTCCGCGCCGCGCAGGTCCGCGCCGCGCAGGTCCGCGTCGCGCAGGTCCGCGTCGCTCAGGTCCGCGCCGCTCAGGTCCGCGCCGCTCAGGTACGCGCCGCGCAGGTCCGCGCCGCGCAGGTCCGCGCCGCGCAGGTCCGCGTCGCGCAGGTCCGCGTCGCTCAGGTCCGCGCCGCTCAGGTCCGCGCCGCGCAGGTCCGCGCCGCGCAGGTCCGCGTCGCGCAGGTCCGCGTCGCTCAGGTCCGCGCCGCTCAGGTCCGCGTCGCGCAGGTCCGCGTCGCTCAGGTCCGCGCCGCTCAGGTACGCGCCGCGCAGGTCCGCGCCGCGCAGGTACGCGCCGCGCAGGTACGCGCCGCGCAGGTACGCTTTCTGCTGAACAGCCTTCTCAAGCGCATGGCGCACCGCCAATCCGCTTGCAAGTCCTTCCGGCAATTCGCACTCGAACAGGACGTTGCTGGAATAAAAGCGACTGACGATCTTTTGGGTGATCATTTGGTTGGTGCTCCTTGGGTGCCTTGCTCAGGGTGGGGGTCAAGCCGCCATGTTGAAAACGCTGCTGTTCTTGGCATGCTCGCGCCAGTGATGGCCTTGGCGGACCTTCTGCACGAGGCTTGCGCTGCATCCCAGCCTAGCCGCTGCCTGCTTGGCCGTTTCCGTCTTGGCTGTTGCGCGCAGTTCGCGAGCGAGCTCCATGGTCAGTTTCAGGCCACCTTGCCGCACTCGCGCATCGTGGCGGGCCTTGTATTCGATCGCGAGGTTCCGGGTCTGCTTGTAGGACTGCTTCACCATTGTTGACCGGCTGACCTCGAGCAAGTGCTCCGGGTTGACGCACAACTTGTTCCGGCATGTTGGGATGATGGCCCGCTTGCGCCCATCCGGAAGACGGTCCCGAAAGAGTTGGAAGGATCGACGGCGCACGAGCATCTGCTTGCCTTCATGGCTCGCCATCGGGTAGCCGGCACTATTGCAGTTCTGTGCCCAGAGCCAGCACGAGCCGTATTCATGGCAGCGGTCTTTGATGGTCTTTAGGTCGGGAAGGCTCATGCTGCAATTCCTTCGATGTACTGGCGAACAAAGCGCGCGAACCGTTCAATTGCTGCCTGACAATCAGCCGCGAGTTCGGGATAACGACACTGCTCCAGCCGCTGAGTCGACTTCACGAGATAGGTCGGCATATCGTCGTCGGCCAACTGGTCGATCTCGAACACGTTCCAGCGGAAGCTGGTGGCGCCGAAGATGTCGAGATACAGCCGCCATTGATAGCCACTCAGGTAGCGGTCAGCATCGAAGCGGCTGGTCGTCTTGTGGTCCTCGATTCGCAGTCCGTCCAGCGCGTCGACCTGCCCGCTGATCGTGATCGGCTCGCCATCCACCATGTAGGTCTTCGATGCACGCAGTTCTCGGATCGGTGTCACCTCGACTTGCAGGGCATCGGCGAACATGAACCGATGCCCGAGCGCTTCGGCCTCGCTCACCTCCAGCCCACTGACCGCGTCTTCTAGGAACTGGTGGAACGCGGTCCCGGCCTGCATCGCAGCCGACGCCTGGAACTTGCCCGTGATCTTCTCGATAAGTTCTTCTACCGAGGCGTCCTCGTCGCGCTCATATTCGATGAACGCGCAGACGCTGGTAACCCTGTAGATCATTGCGCCGCCTCTTGCGTAGCGCGCACGATGTAGGCGTCTGCCTCCTTGTCGAAGATCAAGCCTTTCTCGATCGATGCGTGTACGAACAGCGCTCGCACTGCTTTCGGCTGGGCCTTCACCGCTTCCATCTTGCTATTGAAGTCGTCGGGCGTCTCAAGCGTCTCGATTGCTTCGCGCCAGTCGTTCAGAACCTTCTGCGCGGCGGCCTGTTCGGCGGTCATCGTATTCAGCCGATCCTTGATAGACTGCATCACGTCTGCGAGGAACGTCGGCGCCTTGTCCGGGTGCGGAATCTCGAGCGGTTCCAGCTGGCCCGGGTTCTTGCCGAACGCGGCATCGGTCGGGCTGAAGTTCAGCCAGCGCTTTCCTTCGCGGATCGTAATCCGGCCCATCGCGTCAGCGGCCTTGTAGATTTCGCCCTTCGATCCGCCTTGCACATCCAGGCGCTCGATGATGTCGTCGCCATTGCGCTGCTCGTCCATGTGGGCGATCAGCACGATATCCTTGCCGAAGCTGTTCAGTTGCTTGAGCCAGGAGACGAACTCAGCCTTCAGGGAGCCGTAGCCTTGCAAGGTCAACGCACCACCGCGGCCGGCCTTCGGATTGCGGCGAATGATGTCGGCGGTCAGCGCATCCAGCGCCCGACCGGAAGTGTCCACGATGACCGTGGCGAAGCCGTCGAAGTCGGAAGCGGTCAGGTCCGCCACATCGCCCCAGGCATCGATCCGCACGCTGTCCTTGCGGTTCGCGGCGCGATAGGCGCCCCGGTCGAAGTCCAGCAACAGCGGCGTGTCAGCGGTGAAGGCGAGCGATGTCTTGCCGATGCCGGGCGGGGCATAGATGCAGACGTTCAGGCGTTCGATCTTGATGGTATCTATTGCGCGAATGATCTTGAGGGTCATGGTTCTTTCTCCGTTGATTGAATCGATCAGCGCTTCACCACAGCCCGCAAAGCGCGGGCAGGCTTGGATGCGAGTTCAGCGCGCACCCGGTTGAACGTCCGGGTGATGTCCGTGTCCGCCGCGTTGAAGTAGACGAACTCGAAGTCGTCGCCGGGCCTGCATTGCTTGCAGAGCTCTTTCGTCGGCAGCGCGATGCGCGAATATGGCGGTCGCTCGATGGGCTTGTTCATGTTTCTCTCTAGAAGTTAGGACCAGAGCCATGCTTTGAACGAATTCCCGTAGGCTGCGATTCCCCACACGATCAGCACCAGAGCGCAGACGCACAGGGTATCGACAATCCAGACGGTGGCGCTGGGCTCGATGGGCTTGCGGTAGCGCGGGCAATCGTGCGCTTGTTGGCAAGAGCCTGCGCAACAGATGTCGTCCTTCTTCACGGCATCACCCAATACGGGAAGATCGCCGACAGCGCAGCCGCAGCCATGACGATCAGGACCGCCACACCCAGCGTGCGCCGATTGAACGCGGGGAACTCGTCTTCTTTCATGGCTTCACCTCATCGCAAAGTCCGGCCATCTCATCGACCGCCGCGCATTGGTCAGCGGTCAATCCAGGCCATTCGGGTAGTTCTTGCGCATCGATTGCCTCCGATACTCGGCGGTTCTCGTGCAGGCGCTTCTTGATCGTCTCGATCATGGTCATGCGATCACTCGCCTCGCTCATCGGTTGCGCATTCGTCGCCAACCTCTTGCCAACGCTTGCTGCCGCGTGTGTGGATGTCATCCGGCCGTAGATCAGCCGGCGTTCCAGCCTTGCGATCCTGCGCGTCGATCAGCCGAGCAACCGCGGCAATGCGCCGCTTGAATTCCATGCTGACGTTCGCGTCCGACAGGATTTGATCGAGGATTCTGTTCATGCCGCTCTCCATGGATGAGTTTCCGGGTTTCAGACCATTCGACGCCGGCAAGGAATGCGATCCAGAGTTCGCTGTCCTTTGAATCGAATTCATTGTTCTCGCACCAAGCGACGAATGCCTTCCAGCATTCGGGGTAGGAGGATTGGCTCATCAGAAGCTCCCAAAACCCGAAGGCGCAACAACGTCGGCCTCGTGCTTTCGATGGGCCTGAATCCGAGCCTGCCTCACGAGCAAGTTCTTCATCATCGGATCATCCCGAACCGAGTCGAACAGGTAAACCACCTTGCTGCATGAGCGCTCGATGCGCTGGGCACCTTCCGCTATCTGCTCGCCGATCTCGGCCAGAACGGCAGCTTGTGCTGCTTCCGCCTGTCTACTGGACTTGACCAGGCGCATGCTGAAGTCGATCATTGCGCGGCTGGTGGCGATGAGCAGGGATGGCTTCATGCTCTTATCTCCGAGCGATGCCGCGAACCGGGGCCGGCGCCATGAAGCTGGACTTCGCGACCGGCTCGAACTCGAGCGGCGGGATCAGGTCCGGCGAACTCGACAACAGAAGACGTTCTTCACCGTTGTTGCGCAGCACGACGACGGACAGTTCTTCTTGACGCCTCTTGGCGTCTTCCATGATGCTGTCCATATTGGCGCGGCGCTCGTCTGCGCGCTGTTCAGCGCGGTCGAGGATTCTGTCTACATAGTTAAAAAGGCGGGTCATCTGACTGGCTCCGACTGGGCTGCGGGAATGCAGCGGATGTAGAGACTTTAGTTGTCTTGCCTCAATGAGTCAAGCGGGTTCAAGAAATATTTTTAAGGGGACTTGCCAATTCGTGCGCGAAGCACTACAGTCCGCTTCATGAAGACAGAAACCGCCATCAACCTAGCGGGCAGCGCGACCAAGCTCGCGGCCCTGCTGGGCATCACGCCATCGGCTGTGAGTCAGTGGGAAGAAACCGTTCCCGAGCCACGCTACTGGCAGCTTCGCATCCTTCGGCCCAAATGGTTCACCAAGGCAGGGGAGGCAATCGGAGAAGTTCCAGCCCCTTTTGCGAGCGTAGACGGGGCGAGCGGCGTCAAGGCGACCGCCGTCGTGCCAGCGTCTAGGAGAGACTGAGCGCATGTCCGGCGACTGGATAAAAATGCGCGCCGAACTCCATACGCATCCGAAAGTTGTCCGCATCGCGTCCGCATTGAATGCGGACAGATTGCGGATAATTGGCGGACTACATGCGGTCTGGTGTCTGTTCGATGTCCACTCTGAAGACGGAAAGTTGTCCGGATATACGCCGCAAGCGGTCAATGAGTTGATTGGATTTCAGGGTTTTGCAGAAGCAATGTGCGGTGTCAAATGGCTCCTATGTGAGCATGATGGCCTGTCTCTTCCTGAGTTCGATGAGCACAACGGACAGAGTGCAAAACGCCGTGCCACCGAGGCAAAACGCAAGCGGATTGGCCGCGAAGGCGATGCAAAAAGAGATGCGCGCAATCCGTCCGCATCGGATGCGGACAAAAAGCGGACTAGAGAAGAGAAGAGAAGAGAAGATAAAGAAACCCCCCAAACCCCCAAGGGTTCGGTTTCTGATCCTGATGGCTTTCTGGCTTTCTGGGCTGCATGGCCCAAGAGCACGCGCAAGGGCGGTCGAGAGAAGTGCTTGGCGGTCTGGCGTGAAAAACGCTTCGAGCCGGATGCTAGCGTCATCGTGGCGCACGTTGCGGCGATGGCGGCAACAACGGATTGGACGAAGGATGACCGCCAATACGTCCCGGCAC